AAAGACCTATCTTGATAATATTTAATTACATTAGTATCAGTATCATATGATACTATATAACCCTCTGCAGTACCACCAGTTACTGATTGCTGTATCTTTTCACCTATAGTTGGAGTTCCTGTAGGAGATACTACCTTGACTGCATTAACTGATGAAAAATCATTTGCAGTATAAGTTGCAGTTGATCCAATAGATGTTGGATTTTTTATGATACTTATTTGTGCAAACTTAGTATCAGTTGGGAAATCTTTTGTAGAATCATCAAATCTTGCATAAATTAGAAGTTTATCAGTTCCTAATTCTTTATATAAATCAAATCCGTGTCCCTTTGATGGAGGAATGATTGGAATTAATTTAGCATGATTACCAACAGAAACACCTGAATTTCCAAGAGGTCCTAAATCAACCATACCAAAAGTATATCCTTGACCACCAGAAGATACATTCGTTTTAGTTATTTTACCGTTACTATCCGTATCAATAACAACTTTTGCTCCTGTTCCATCTCCAATAATATCAACTTCCCTTCCAACAATATTTTGTGAATAACCAAATCCTTGCTTATCAATATAAACTTTTTTTATTTGGTTATTATTAATTGTTGAATCACCATTTTCACGCACAGATTGTATTTGTGTTTCTGATGACGTTGGCCAATCACCTGGTACAGAAATATATTCTGTTGAGTCAAACTTTATAATATCACTTGGAGGCACTGTAAATAAGTATTTCCAAATGTATCCATCACCACTTTCACCTGCTCTTGATGGTTCTAAGTCTGTAAATAGTGGTTCATCTTGTGATGCATTACCAGAGGTGCTTATACCTGAAGATCCATTATCAATACAAACATACACATCAAAGTTTTTATTCATTACATAGTAATTTGCTGCATATAACCTTGTTGAGTTTGTTACAGGTGATGGACTTTCAACACTATAATCATGCCTAAACATTTCATATCTTGTTCCTTGTGTCCAATTTCTTCTTGTTATTAATCTCCTTACATTAGCACCAGTTACCTTTTTACCAAATATTTGAGTATCTCCAGCATGATTCATGTAGTTGAAATTATCAACTGGATTTGGTGTGTTTGTATTCCATGCGGTAGTCCGACCAAAACCCACTGCAAGTGCAGGATTAGCAAGACCAACCACAACATAATATGAATTAGTAGAGTTATCTACAGTCTCTACAAAATTATTTGCATTTAGAATTCTAAATTGATCTGTTACAATTGCAGCCATATCATCAGCTTTTTTCTATATTTATACTACCCAAGATCCTTTCTTAATGAACCATTGTCCCTAAGACCAAAATCTCTTCTCTGGATAGATGGGTAAGTCGTTAAACCAGAGTCTATTGTTAAACCAGTTACACCGATTGAAATTGGATTCAAACCTCTTGTAAACCCAGAAAGTCTACCCCATGAGAATCCACCAATCGCAGTTCCAATACCAACTGAAGTGTCAACACCTGTTGTATTTACACCTGTCATTATATTACATGTAATAATGCCAACTCCTGCATTGTATGCGTTCACAAAGTAAATGTTGTCAACACATGTAGTTCCAGTAGACACTATTGTTGCATTATCACTTACGACTGATGTAACACCGTGTCCAACTTGAGTTTCAAATATATGAACTGGATATCCAACTTTCAAATCACTTGCTACTGAATTTGGATTATTAGTTAAATCAACATTTAATGTAAATTTAAGTGCAAGAGGATGACCAATTCCATCAGTAACAGCAATACCAATTATATCACCATCAAATCCTTCGACTGTAGTGATTGTATCTATATCTTCTTTTATAGCATTTGGTAATGGTGCTAAAACTTGAGGCACAGCAGTAAATGTATATCCAAAACCAGGATTAGTTATTGTTGTGCTAGTAATCACTCCATTTGTGATTGTTGCTGTTGCAGAAGAAGTTGTTCCTACTCCAACTCCTATCGCATGAGGTGCGGATATGGAAATTGAGGTTGTTGATCCAACATAACCACTACCACCATTCGTAATTGAAAGTGATGATATAGTTCCAGCAGCAGATACAACAGCAGTGAAAGCAGCAGCAACTGGATCAGTAGATCCTACAATTAATCCACCAACACTACCAACAACTAAACTTGAGAAGTCCTCTTCATAATTAAAGAATTTTGCATTATCAACAAACATCTCAGTATCAGTTGTGGTTATGTCATCAATTATTTTTGCTGTTGGATAAACTTGAGCTTCGATTGAATCTCTTGATTTAAATACGACTTCACCATTTACTTTTTTATCTACCTTTTGTTTTGTCCAATTTAATGGTTTGAAGTTTCTTTCATCTACACCTTGTTCTGTGTATAGGTTAGTTTCAACTTCATCAGATGCTGATATTGTATAAATTGTTCTTTGTTTTTGTGTAGTTGTGATACCACTATCATTATTTAATTTAAATATCTGAACAATATCTCCTGTTTGAATTGTTGGTGAAACTGATGAACCAGCAGCGACTCTTACCGAATCAACACCTGATGTTCCTTGATAGAAGAAAATATCAATTATATCTTCTGGATCAGGTGCTTGTGAGAATTCAAATGATGTACCACCATCAAATGTATAAGCATCACCTGGATCTTGTATGACACCATTAATAAAGATTAATAATAGAGCATCAAGATTAATAAGTGATGAATCTGGATTATTTTCATCTACCTCGAAACTCAATAGATTAGCATTGAATATTAGTGGGAATCTCTTTCTAACACCATCTTGCAAGTCTTTAATTGAATCAATAAAGTCAAACTGTCCAAAGTTCCAAGATGAGTATTGATCTCTGAATACGTCAGTGACTGTTAATTCAAATTCATTTACTAAACTACTCAAACCTTTTGCTGTAACTAAACCAACTGGTTTGAATACATCACCAACTTTAAAGTTGTATCCATTATTTTCTAATACAAAATTGCTTACAGTAAATAATGTAGATCCAATACCAACAGATGTATTAGCAGCTCCGATTGTAACACTAACTGATGATCCAGTTCCAGTGTCAGTTGTTGCTCCAATACCTCTTCTTGATACTCCAGTTATTGGAAGATTACTATATGAAGGTTCTGGTATAGTAATGACAGGATCAGTATAACCAGTTCCATTACTGTCAATTGTAAATGCTAATGATCCACCTGCACCAACAACTACTGATACTGCTGCACCTGAACCACTACCAGACCTATCAGTAACAGCAACAGAGACTGGATGACGATAACCAGATCCAAATGTATTATCTCCTTGGAATTCAAATACTGTACCTGCTCCAACATATGCATGTGAAACAGTGCTTGTACCAACATTCGTTGTAAATGTTGTTGTGGATAAAATACCTGTTACACTAAATGATCTGTTTGTTTCAATACCTAAAACTGGATTAAACACAAGTCCATCAAATCTTACAAATTCATTGATGTTTCTAAAGTTATGATTAGTTGAAGTAGTAACTTCTAACTGACCAGTTAAATTATTAAATGACGCAGTTGATATACCAAATGTTTGACCTGTTGTTGGAACTCCAACAATACCTATTATTGAAGAGCCTGCACCTGTGATTGCAGATACTTTTGCACCTAGAAGTGGAGCAACTCCTAAACCACCTGTTGATCCAAGTGATACAATTACACCACCTCTTGGTAATTGATTTTGATTTACATCAACATCACTTATAATCTTAGTACCATTTGAAGATGTAATACCAGTGAATATTACATTACTTGCACCACCTGATTCAGCAAATTCATAATTATTCCCTAAGTTATTAAATGTTGACGGTGTTTGGAATATACCATTTAGAAGAAGCATTGTGCTTCCAGTTTGTATACCTGATGTGCTTGCACCTCCAACTTTAACTGGAAGAGTTGCAGCAATACCTGTGAAACTATCAGATATATCGTCAAATATTGTATTAGTGCTATAATCTTGTCTTAAATATACTCTTCCATTAAATGTAGATTTTAAAGGATCAAGATTTGATTGTGTTTTCTGTGTGGTATTAGTTCCTCTAGGTGCATCAGTAAAGTGTATTGTACTATCAACAATATTATAACCACCTGAGAATAATCTACTTGTTGCACCTGATGAATGACTTGTTGCAGCAGATCCTATTGCACCTCTTTCTACGACAACTAAACTAACAGATCCTGTTTCTGAAATAGGACCAACTGATGTAGTACCTAGACCAACTCTGCTAATCTTCATAAACTCATCATCAATTTTAATTATATCACCTGATGTAATTGATGATAATCCAGTTACACTAAATGTTGTTGCAGAATTTGTAATGTTAAATTCTAAATCAGTTGTAATTGGAGTAAATGCTATTGGAGATTGAATTACACCATCAATTGATAATAATGCTTTTTCATTCTTCTTAAACATTTCAAATTCATGAGCATTACCAGTTCCTACACCAGTGAATGTAATAGCAATACCTGCTAATGAATCAGGATGAGATTTTGAAATTTTGAATGTATCTTTGTTTACTCTAATAGCATAAACTTCAGATCCTAGAGTTCCTCCAGCAGTCGCAATTCCTGATAAAGATATACCAGTAAATGTTGAACCAGGATTGTAAACTAATCTTTCTCCAGTTTCAAAGAAGTGATCTATGATTGTGAATAAACCAGTAGATGGATTTAAGGTTGCTGTGTCTGATGGATTAAATTGTTTTTGGAATATTGGTTTTGAATCACTCTGTAAAGCAAAACTTGTTTTGTTTGATCTTGTTCCATTAATAGCATCATATTGTGCGAATGATAATGATTCAGTAACTGTACCATATTGCAAGTCTGGTGGTATATTAAGGAGATCAGTTTCAGAGTAAAATGCCTCTGTAAATGTTTGTACCTGAACACTATTAGTTCCACCACTAAAGAGTGGATCAGGATGGAAATTAAGATTTAAATCATTACCGACAATTGTTGATGAGAATGTACCTATACCTGATGTACTTCCAATTGATAAGAATGGATATTGTGTTATATGTGAATCAGTTGAATCATGTGCAACAAGAACTTGATGAAGTGAACTTGTAGATCCACTAGAAACTCTTACAAAACCTTTTAGTGAAGATATCTCATTTTCTGTAAAGGATGCAATGGTTGATGATGTAGAAACATTTGAGAAATTAGATTCAAATCTACTTGTTTTTTCAGTTCCTTCTAATTGACCTGATAATTTAAATCTGTAAGTTCCTATTCCAGCAGTAGTTGTTCCTATTCCAATAACTCTTGATCTTACTAATACTTCATTTGCCTGATCATTTTCAAACTCTAATGACAATACATTAGATGAAATACTTGAAATAAATGTTCCAATAAAGTTAGATGTTGGACCATCTATACTATCAGCATAGAATTCAGAGATGAATGAGTTTGTTCCATCATGTGTTAAATATAAATCTACAAAATTTGTTTCATCTGTAGTTACATTATTAACTTCAATTGACGCAAATAAAGCATCTGTATTGTTAACATCTGTTGAAATTATAAGTGATGTAGTTGCTGTTGATACAGTTGTATTAATACCAGATAGATTAATGAAACCTATTGATTGTGTTCCAATACCTGTTAGATTTGTATTGAATGAAGTTTCAAGTATTTTTAAATCGTAGTCGTTATTATCAGGATCATCTGGTGTGAAGTTTATACTAATATTACCTGAAGCATCAATGTTTCCTTTGATTTCTCCCAACTCTGATGAAGTAGTATGAATCTTAGATCTTTCAGCAGTAAATACATCAAGATCGTCTTTATATAAGATAATATCAGAAATTTGAGTATTTTTATTATTTGGATTTCTTGTTTGAATTAAGAAAGTCGCATATCTTGTATTGATTGATAAATCAAGGAATTTTGATAATGTAGTAGCTGTATTTGAAAACAGTCTACTTATATCATCTATTTCTAAAACTCTATTTGTTCTACATTCGATATATGGTGATAATTTTGTATTTTTTAGTTTAAGGAATTTAGATTTACCTTCAACTGTATCAATATCCAAAGCAAAATCAAAATTATTAATTGTATCTACTCTCTTCTCATCAATAAAGTCTAGTGCAAGAACATCAGTGAAACTAGATGTTGTAACACCAGCATTTGTTACAGATGAAATACCAACATCAGCAAAGTTCTTAAGACCAGTAGTATGAAGTAATCTATTTACAGGATTAATTAAATCATCATAAGATATTCTACTCTTTACACTATATGATAGGTTTTGATAATAATCATTATCAGGTGTAACTTGGTAATCTTGGTTTAATTTTCCAATATCATCATTCCATCCTTGATCTTGACGTAATGAATAATTTATTTCAAAAATACCACTATTTTTTGATATAGTATTAATAGTTGCAATATTACCTGAAATGAATCCCTTAATTAACTGACCAGTAACTAGGTTAAATGAACCAGGTATTTCTTCTTCTATTTTTATAAACTCATTTGTTGATTCTGATATGATAAGATCTACTGGCACATATTCTGTTCCTACGAATGCCAATAATTTTTCACCAACACTAAACTTAGAAATTGCTTGTGTTACTTTAAATATGGGATAATCATTCTTACTGATAAGAACACCGAAAGAGTTTTGAACTGTTTTTGCAATACCAGCATTTGTTGTGAATGATGACAAATCAAATTCAATTGTAGCTGGGTTTGTATTGTTGACACCAGATATTTTGAAGAATTTAAATCCATTATCAGCAGAGTTAAATCCAGATCCAGTGGTTTCAAATTTTTGAAGACCTTCAACAAATATCTCCTCATTTACAGAGAAAGGTGCGGTGGAGAATCCTAGTACTGGTGTTACAAGAGTACAAGTTGCTATTCCAGATGTGGAATTATATTCC